TGTTGGGCGCGATGTTGGGCGCGGGCTCGACGAAGTCGACCTGGATGCGGGTGCTCATGGGCCGGGGAACTGGGTAAGGGTGCGGTGGTCAGCTAGGGCGGAGGGCACCGCCGTTGGCGCCGAAGGGCGGGCGCTCATGATCAGGGCGGCGCCCAGGGTGAGGCCGAAGGCGAGGCCGAGGACGAAGTAGCGGTTCATGCGAGGGCGGGGGTGGAGGGTTGGACGCGGGCGGCGCTGGCGCCGTGGGCCCAGATGGCGACGTCAGCGGAGGCGCCGTCGCACAGGCCGCAGGTGGCGCAGTTGGTTTTGTTGCCGCGCTCGGTGGAGGCGGCGCAGTGGATGGTGCCGGCCGGGTCGTCTTCGCCCAGCGGTAGGACCGTGAAGGTGCGCCAGCCGGTGGTGCGGGCTTCCGCCAGGTCGGGGAGAGAGTCGCAGCTGGCTTGCACCGTGCCGCGGAGCCAGGCGCCTACGCCGCGGCGCCATTGGTGGGTGTAGCCGGTGCGCTTGCGGACTCGGGGGAGGATCGCTTCCCAGATCCAGCGGGGGACGGCGGCCGGATCGCCGGCGGAGCCGAGGCGTAGGTCGAAGCCGTCGAAGTCGGCCGTGGTGGCCGGGGCGTAGCCCGCGCCGTGGTGCCAGCAGTTCCAGACAGCGAGGGGCGCCGTGTACCAGCGGACGTAACAGGTGCGGTTGAGGCGGTGGGGGCAGTCGCCGCAGACAGAGGCGCCCTCGGGGGACTTGAAGGCGTGGTGCGGCGGGAGGTCGGCGCGCAAGATCCAGGTTTGGATCATCCCGCCGGTCTTGTCGTTGGCGGAGTCTTCGGCGAAGCCGGTGGCGATCACCACAATCGGAGCGCCATCAAGCATCGACGGACCCTCGTAGAGGACCCGTCCGTTGGGGTTTGGCATAGCTGATCACAGCTTGGGTGGATGAAGGCGCGAGGCGCCCAGAGAGCCGACCGCAGGGGAACGGCTCCGGGGGTGCTTCAGAGTTGGGCGATGCGGGTGGCTAGTTCGTCGACGTGGCGCAGGTTGGTCTCGCTGGCAACGTCCCGCCACGATCTAATGAGGTCGATGGTCGGAACATCGCGAGCGGGGTCAAAGATGGCGTGAAAAAACGCCAGAGCATTGACCAAATCGTTTTGCTCAGAGTCAGAGATCACCAAGTGGTGATTAGTGATGCGGCCTAGATTTTGCATGGTTCAGTACAGCTGCCGGGTGTCGTTGTCGTCGAGGTAGGACTCGATTTGGGGGAAGGTATGCGCCAGGGCGGTGAGGCGCTCGCCCCAGGGCTCGTGCCAGTCGCCATCCCAGAAGCCCGCGCCGAGATGGTTGCGGGTCAGGATGAAATCATGGGCGGCGTAGTCCCATTCATCGCCCTCGCTGGGGTGAATGGCTCTGGCGCGGTGCTCGACCGCATCGAAGCCGAGATCCTCCGCGGCATCGCGGAAGCGGTCCCAGTCCTGCGCTATGCGCATTTGAAGGTCGTTGCTGATGCGAGTGCCAGGTTCGCTGCCCTCACTCCATAGGAAGGCGGCGATGGCATGGTTGTGGGCAGTCATGCGGCAAGGCGGACTCGCAGTCCGGCGGGGAGGGTGCGATTGCGGAGCGTGAGCTCCATGCCATAGGTGGCGGCTTGATCCAGGTAATAGCCCTCACGGGAGGGATTCCAGCCGCGCATACCGGCGGCGGCCTGGTGGCAGTCCTTGACGATGTAGCGGAGGGAGTATTGGTCCAGCGTTTTGGCATGGGACTCCCAGCGAGCAAAGTGCTCGGCGGTGGCGTGACCTTGGATCATTGGCCGGCATCCAGTAAAGGGAACAGGGCTGCTTTGACGTCAGCGACGGTGGAGCCGCTGACAACTTGGGTGCCATAGCAGCCGTAGTAGAAGCCCTCGTCCTCGGTGATGTAGGCGATGGCTTGAGGGTGGGGCGCCGTTGAGGGCAGCCGCCATATGAACTCCAGATAGCCGGGGCAGTCAGCCCGGCGATTGCCGTAGCGGGGTTGGGTCATGCTGATCACAGCTTGGGTGGATGAAGGTGCAAAGCACCTCAGCCAAAAGACCCCCGGACGCAGTGCGCCAGGGGGAACTTTTGGGGGAGATGGATTGTTTTGTGTTTCCTGTGCGGGGGAATAACGAGCTGTAGGGTGTTACCACTAACCCAGCTAAGTTACATGCCGCTAAAGACATATGTACCAGGAAACAACTCCGTTGAACTGCTAGGTATGAGTAACCTAACAAGCAAGGGTTGTGATGTGATTGAAGAGTGTCTATCCAGAGATTGTCTAGGCTACGCTATAAATAGAACGCCCACGGCTGACGTAGTTGCTAGTCTACGCCCTATCTATAGTGAATCGTAACTTCGATCAATGCTAAGGCCTACTGTGATTCGGCTACATTGTCACCATATAGTCACTAAGGCTATACGGTAGGAGCTAGGTTGCTCCCTAAGTTTCACATCTTACGCAATACTGATAGTGATGCTATGTCACCCGGTAACCTTACCGGTAGCAATACTATAGCGGAAGCTATTATGTCAACTAGGCACACTATGCTTGCAGTATGGGCGGAGCCCGCACTATCTGAGAGGTTGCAGCTGTCGCAACGTCACCACACTTCTGCAAAGTGTAACTAACTAACTGAATTGTCAATGTTCTGGCGAGCCTATTTCACTTGCCAAACTATTTAATAGCAGAGCACCTAACGGATCGACCGCTTGGGCACAACATGTCTGCCTTCCGTACACCGCATTTCTGCGTTAAGCGTCCGGGCAGACAATCAGCGCGCAGCGATAGTTTCTGGGCGCTCTACTATTAAATTGTCAAGGTGCTACCACGAGCGTGGTAAGGTCGAATCGGGCTAACCCGTTTCGATGAATCCAGCATTGCATACGCTCCGCGGATCTGTCAACCCCTCGGGAAGAACCGAGGGGATCGAAACCCCTACCGAGGAAGACCCGCCCCATGGGCGACGCCTCGCGAGTCGGTAGCCGTTTCGATGAATCCAGCATTGCATACGCTCCGGCGATCTGTCAAGCAACCCGCAGCGAGTCGCGCGGACCTAAGACAGAACCGCGCATCATGTGCGCGTGAGCCAGCATTGCATGGCCGGCCGCAGACGTCAAGCCTCCCAGCTAAGTCTCATGAGTCTCACCGAGATGGCTGGAGTCTCAAGAATCTCAACCCTGTGAGACCGGTGCGACTGGGACACATGCGTACGGCATGTCCACCAGGGCAGAAAAAATGTAAGTATATGTAGCGCTATTCCGCTATATCCAACCCTCTCTACTTTGCCCGGTAGCAGGCATCCAAATACGCCACGGCCTCGGGGGAGCCGGGGGAGAGGGGCAGCGCTTCCTGCTCCACGATGATCTGGTGGATGCGCGGGCTGCGAGACAGGAACTTCAGCATCCAGATCTCGTAGAAGCGCAGCGGGCGGATCGGGTCGAGGGCCATGGCTAGTCGGCGAACATCTCGTGGCTCCAGCTGAGCTCGCTGCGGAGGCGCTGCAGTGCTTGCTTGTACACCGCGCTGACCCGGTGGCGGGACATGTCGAGCTCGGTGGAGAGCTGCTGCAGGGTGCCGCCGTGGAGTAGCAGCGTGCGCACAACGTAGGCCTCCTCGGCGGACAGCCGCTCGAGCGCATCGAGCAGCAGCGCGTCGCGTTCGGTGGACAGCAGGCAGGCTTCGGGGCACTCGCTCAGCGAAGGCTCGGGGTGAGTCAGCACTTCGGACAGCATGCTTTCGGTGGTGGCGCTGAGGCCGTCGAGGGAGACGCACTCGGTGGTGGCGCAGTTGGCCAGGGTGTCGGTGATCCGGACGATGGACAGGTCCAGGGCGGTGGAGATCAGCTCCAGGGAGGGGGCGCAGCCGTTGTGCACCATGTACTCGTTGATGTAGCGGCGGATCTTAAACAGCGTCTCTTGCGCGTTGATCGGTAGGCGGATCAGGCGGGCGTTGTTGTACAGGGCGCGGGTGATCGACTGGCGCACCCACCAGTAGCTGTAGGTGCTGAAGGCGTAGCCGCGGGTGGGGTCGAACAGCTCGATGCCGCGGATCAGGCCGATGCTGCCCTCTTGGATGAGGTCGTTGATGTCCAGGCCGCGGTTCTGGTAACGCTTGGCGATGTGGACGACGAGGCGCAGGTTGGTGCGCACCATGACGTCGAGGGAGCGGCGGCCGGCGCGGGTGATGTGGTTGGGAGCCGCGTGGCGGTCGGGCTTGGTGCCGCCGGGTGGTGTGTATTTGATCCAGGCTTGGATGCGGCGCGCGTGGCGGAGCTGCGCTTCCCGCGACAGGATTGGGTGCCGCGCAATGTCGTTGAGGTAATGCGTGACGTTGTCCGCCATGGGTCAGGGCGCCGGGAGACGGGACAGGGCCAACTCGAGAGCGGCGTAGATCACGGTGTACAGGTTGGCAGAAAGAGTGCGCTCACTGCTCCAGGTGCTGTTGATCAAGCTGCCCAGCTCCGTGGGAGAGAGCAGCGCCGTGGAAGTCGCGGATGATCGAGCCGAGCAGCCAGGCTCGGGCGTGGTGGGTGCCGCAGGCGCGGGCAAGCTCGAAGTAGGTGGTGGCGTAGCCCGAGGTGAGGGGGTTACGCCGGATGGTTTCGACCGTGGCACTGGAGGTCAGACGCAGGTACTGGGGGAGAACCGTGAGTAGGGCTTTGTCCACTAGATGGTGGGAGTTGAGGTAGGGACGGCGCCGAGAATGACATCGACGGCGCTGTAGAGATCTTCCAGCGTTCCATCATTGTCGATAACTTGCGTGAAGCTCAGAAAAGGGTCGTTGTCGAGGTCGTCGAGGCCGCCTTCGGAGGCGTGGGTGGTGTCGCGCTCGGTGCCGGGGCGGTTGATGCACCAGAGTTCGCCGCCGTACATGTCGATGTGAGTGGCTTCGTTCAGGAAGCGCATGTCGTCGACGACCACGTTGTGCAGGCTGCTGGCGATTAGGTTCAAATAGCGCGCGGACCAGCAACGCAGCCAGACGTCCGGGTGGACGCAAGTGCGGCCCCATTCGGTGCCGATGGTACGCAGCAGATGGCGGGCGTCGATACGGGGATCGATCTCGGGGATGGGAGAGTGCTTGCTGATGTGCGTCATGTGGTGCGCATCGGCCGGGGTGTAGCCGAAGTTCTCGAGCAGCACGCGGATCATGTCCTTGAGCGGCTCGGCGAAGCTGAGGCGGGTGAAGCCGTGCTGCGTGATCAGGTAGTCGGCAATGGTGGATTTACCAGAGCCGGCAGCGGGGGAGTAGATGCCGATGAGCATGATCAGGGGTGCATAAAGGTGGGGTGGATGAAGACGAGCATCCAGGCGTAGACAGCCTTGGCGGCGTCGCTGTAGACGGCGGGAGGTTCGGTGCCGTTGTTCGTAGGATCGCCGAGGACTTCCCAGATCATCCGAGCTAGCTGCTTTTGGCTGGCGGCCATCATCGAGTCCTCGCAAAGAAGGTGGGCCATGCTCGCCAAGACGTGGTGGCTGGCGTGGTCGAAGTTGAGGCCTAGCTCGGTGGTGAGTTCGTTGTAGAGCTCGAGGGTGGCGGCGCTGTCGGGGTTTTCAAGCTCGGTGGTGGCGATGCCTAGGGCGTGGGCGCGTTGGTAAAGCAAGGCGCCGCCGATGACGTTGCTGACAAAAGAGTGGACGGGAGTTGTTTTGTTCATCCGCGTGCTCGGGTGAATCGTTTGATGCGGGCTTCGAAGTGCTGCATGTACTGGGTCAGCTTGCGGGGGCTGAGCTCCTCGATCTGCGGAGTTTCGTCGGGGATGGCGACGACGATTAGCGCTCGGGTGATGTTGAGCCCTTGGGCCTTGTAGACGTAGTTGGCGGCGGCGGTGTAAGCGGCAACCTGCAGCGAATACTCGTACATCTTGGCTGGGTTGCGCACCTTGTCCGCTGTCTTCCAGTCGAGCAAGGTGGGCTGCTCGCCATCGTCATCCATGTACGCGATGCAGTCGAACGTGCCGGCGTAGCGGAGGGGGTGATAAATGGCACCCTCCATCACGAGCGGCTTGTCGATGCGGCGCAGGAAGTTGCGGCTGCTGTTCCAGTAGGGAGTGTTGAGAAAGTCGAAAGCGGGCTCGGTGCCGTCGGTCAGGAAGCGCTCGACGTGGTCGTGGTGGCGGGTGCCGCGGAAGGCGGCCAGAGAGCAGATGAAGTCGGCGCGGGCTTCGCCCACGGACTCGCGCCACTCTTGGAGACCGGAGCTGTCGCGGGTGTTGGACAGGATTGTGGTGACGGAGCTGCAGGAGCCGAGCGGGGTGGAGTAGCTGCGATCGCCGTTGGCGTGTGAGCGGATGGGCTCGTATTTGGGGAGGCCTCGGATGCGACTAGCCGTCATAAGGGACGCCATCGATGGGGAGGAGTAGGGCGTTGGCGTCGCACTTGAAGACGCGCATGAGATCGACGAGAACGTTGGGGTCGATCAGCCTGGTTTTGCCGCTGGCCATGCGCCCCAGCGAGTAGGTGGACATGCCTGCGGCGTCAGCTACGTCCTTGAGCGTGGCTTCGGTGCGGAACAGGTGAAAGCGGATGTTGCGGCCGAGCAGTTTTGTGGTGTCCATCAGGTGCGTAAAAAAGGGGGGTGGTTAGACCCCCCGCGGACTTGGCGGTCAGGCGGCCGGTGCAGCGAACGGGTCGTCGCCATCAAAGAGACGGGAGAGATCGCAGGTCAGCTCGTCGTAGCGGGCTTGGAGATCCGCTTTGACGGCCTTCGGTGGGGCGGCGACCAAGGTGTACTCGGTCTTTTTGCCTTCACCGGTTTTGCCGATCTTGATGTCATAGGCGGTGGGGTCGCCGTAGTCCTCGTCTTTGATGAACTTGAACAGTTGGTCCATCAACGTCTTCTGAGTGATCTGGAGGATCTTGAAGTCGTTGGCGCTGTAGTCGTAGACCAGCCCGGCTACGAAACGCTTGAGGGTCTGGAAACCCTCCTGCTGCCGGATGTTTGCGGGTAACTCCTCTGGCTTGGTTTCCCAGCGGACAGGCTTGTTGTCGTCGGTCCAGGCTTCGAAACCGGTGATGCCGGCGCCGAAGAAGCGGACGCGAACCTCTCCGTCGATCTTGGAGGGGGACAGGTAGCGGCCGGAGCCGGAGGACTCTTTCGAGATTTCCTCAATGGCGGAGGCTGAGAGAAAGTCAGAAACTGACATGTGGCGCGATCCCGTATGTAGTGGATGTAGTGCCGGAAACCAGAGCGTTAGCTCGGTCTCGCATGCTGATCCTACACAAGTAGGGGCGCACTGTCAAGGTCGACGGGCAAACTCGCAGGAATCAATGAGTCTACTGAGACTCACGCGGACGAGTTGCAGCGTTTAAGCGGGCCGGTTACGGTGAAACACGGCCAATAAAAAGCCCCCCGCTGGTCGGCGGAGGGCTATGTGGTCTTCAGTTGCCCCAAACAGTAATGGAAAAAACGTCAATTGCAAATGGTTCGGACCAACTCAAAGGTCGAGCCATCGAGTTGTTGCGGAAGAACGTCTTTCCCGATTGGTGGACGTTTGTTCCAGTAGCCGGCAAAGCGACCTTTGTCAAGGAGTGGAGCACCAAACCGCTCAGCCGCGACCTGTGCGAGCAGGCCTATAAGGCGAACTCGGGCTACCACGGGCTCGGGGTGGTCACCGGTGAGTTCAGCGGTGGGCTCATCGCTCTCGACATCGATGGGCCTGCGGCCGACACGCGCTACGAAGAAACGGCGGGGGGCGGGTACGACGCCTACGGCGAAGAGCGCACCATGTCGTGGACTTCGGGTAAGCCGGGACGCCGGCAGCTGCTGTACAGGGTTCCGGCCTCGCTGGTTGCCGAGCTGCGCCACGTCAAGACGCTGATCTTGCGACAGGACGGCGTGTGGCGGCTGGGCCACAGCGACGTCGAGCGCCACACGAAGCAGGGCGAAGCGACCGCGGAGCAGCCCTACGAGGAGGTAGTGCTGCGATTCAACCAGTGCCAGAGCGTGGTGCCGGGCAGCCCCCATCCGGATACCAAGAAGCCCTACCAGTGGCTCAACTACAACGAGGGCGAAGTCGCGTTGGTGCCCGAGTGGGTGCTCGATGTGCTGCGCAGCTTCCGCAAGCCAGTGCAGTGGCTCAGCGACGCGGATCAGAAGGCGTTGGACGCCGAGCTCGGGGAGACGGCGATCCCCAGCCGGCAGATCCGCGGCTGGTTCTTCAAAGAGGAGGTGCAGAAAATGCTGCGCCCTCGGTTGGTGGATTTGGTGTTCAATCACCCGACGTTTGGCAAGTACGGCTGGAGGGAGCGCACCGGGGACAACCCGCAGGGCATGAGCGGCTGCCCCTGGCACGGCGGGAAAAGTGGTACCAGCTTTCAGTACTCCATGACGACGGGGTGTTGGGACTGCAAAGCGTGCGGTGTGGGTGGTGACGTCCTTGATTTCGTCCACAAGACCACCGTGGGGGATCTGTATGCGGAGCGGCCGCAGGGGCCCGACCTCGAGCGGTATGTGGCGGAGATAGCTGGGAAGCTCGGCTTCAACTACCCCGAGGACGCGCGGGCGCAGGTGCAGAAAGAGGTGCCGCAGGTGCGGATGTCCTCGGTGGAGTTCTTCGAGGAGCTGGGGCGGATCTACGACAACGAGCGGAACCCGTCGGTGCGCTCGGATCGCATGGCGCAGCTGGCCGCGGAGACCGGCCGGCGGATGAACGGCAAGGACTGTGAGTCCGCCCTCGGGGAGTACCGCTACAAGAAGTCGGCGGATGCTCAAAACTCCGCTGGTCGGTGGTTTGACGAAGTTGACGACCAGAACTATGTGATTCCCAACCTGCTGGTCAGGCCGGGGCAGGTGATCATGCACGCCTCCGGCGGGGTGGGCAAGACCTCAGCGTGCATGGGCCTGGCCAAGGCGGTGCTCAGCGGGCGCCCCATGAGGGTGCGGGGCATCGATGTGAATGTGGTGCAGGGGCCGGTGCTCTGGATTCAGTCGGACCAGACGCTGGCGAAGCTGAAGCGGGACCTGCAGGACAACGACATCGACCCGGCGGACCCCAACTTCCGTGTGATTCGGGGCTTTCAGCTCAACCACATGCGGGAGTTTGCAGATTGGGTGCGGCAATACAAGCCGGTGCTGGTGATCGTCGACTCGATTGGCTCGTGCTCGAGTCGCATGCAGGTCTCGGAGATCGAGAAGGCTTTTGCGACCCCGCTCTACTGGTACAACGAAGCGAACGGCAGCCCGGCGGAGGACGGCTTCCCGGCCTGCTCGATCATCTGGATTCACCACGACAACGCCAACGGGGAGGTGCGGGGCAACCGCTACCTGATCAACGCCGTCGACGAGCAGTGGCATCTGCGCAAGCTCAAGGACGAGGAGCGCGAGGCGCTGCGGGAACGCGGCACTAACCCGGCCTCGGTGCGGATGATTCAGATCAAGAAGAGCCGCGCTGGCCGGGAAGGGGATCTGCTGAAGGTGTCGCGTGACGAGAACTTCGCGTACTCGGTGGACGACTACACCCCGACGGTGCGCATGGAGGACGACGGACAGGGGGACGCTGATCCATTCACCCAGGTGCTCGACATCGTCAAGCAGGGCTGCAAGGCCCAGGAGGCGGCGGAACGAGCTCGGGTGGGGCTGACTAGGGAAGAAGTGTGGCGGCAGCTCCTGGGGCTGATGCAGGGGGCGCGTGGAGACCGTGCTCGGGTGCCATCGCAGAAGACCGTGGGGAGGTGGCTGGATAGGTGGGTGGAGGACGGGTTGATGGTCAGTGAGCGGGTGCCCAACACCAAGGGTCGAGCCTTTCTGATCTACAGAACCTCGCGTGCGTTGTCTCTAAAATCGTGTCCTTTGTCCGAACCCCTACCAGAGTTCTTCCAGCGCAAGGGATCTAGTTCGGACAACACCGAGGGCGAAGAGCAAGTTGTCCGAACCGAAGAGGTTGTCACCGAGGACGACGCTGCTTTAGCGGTTGAGGTGGCTGCCGGTTCGGACACGCCAAAATCTGTCCGAACTACGAATCCAGTGCACGACAGCGATTTGGAGGTGGTTCGGACAAAGGACATCCCCACAGGCACTACACGCGCGCCCGCGCGCGCAGAGCCCGAGGAGGTGACCCCCTGCTGGGAGGCGGAGGACTACCCGGATAATTGGTGAGCCGGTCAAGGGAGCTTGACGTCTTTGATGTTTGGTAATTCGCGCAGCATTAGTTGCGCGATGAAAGACCGAGACTCAAAGTGAGACTTCATCAAGGTTTTCGCTAAGGCTTTAAGTTCTGCTATATTTGTACAGTCATCTATCTGTCTTATTGCTGTCTCTTGCGCAAAGCTGAGGGAGAGCTTGTCCATCCACTTAATGCGTTTAAGCAATTATGCCGTCGACTGAAACACTGCAACACAAGCAGGCTCTGGACAATGTCGATTTCGACTTCATCGCGGGGCCCCACCAGGTGGAGCTGCTGCAGAGGCGCTTAGCCGAGCTCGGGGAAGCAGGGGTGGCGCTGGGCGTGGATACGGAGACCACGGGGCTCGATCCGCTGGTGAATCGCGTGCGTCTCATTCAAGTCGCATCGTGCGACTACGCCCTCGTGGTGGATCTGGCCGCCTGGCGGGAGGGTGAAGAGCGCCAGGTGGATTGGCAGAGGCCGGGCCTGCGTGAGCTGCGCGAACTGCTGCGGGGGCCGGCGCGCAAGGTGCTGCAGAACGCGGCGTTCGATTTGAACTTCCTGAAGGGGGAAGGCGTCGAGCTCGGGGGGCCGCTTTTTGACACCATGGTGGCCGCCAAGATCGTGAACAACGGCACCGGCGCGAAGAACGACCTCGGTAGCATCGTGAGCCGGGTGCTGAACGTGGAGCTCGCCAAAGAGCTGCAAAAGGCTGATTGGGGCGGGGAGCTCACCGGAGAGATGCTGCGGTACGCGGCGCGAGATGCGGCATGCCTACCGCGGTTGGCTCCGAAGCTGATGGAAGCGCTGCAGCGGCAAGAGGTGTCGCCCTCGGTGACCCTGTGGGACGTGTTCTGCCTGGAGATGCTGGCGCTGCGCCCGATTGCGTTTATGCAGTGGAATGGGTTCGGGTTTGATGATCCGGCTGCCGTGGAGCTTGAAGTCTCATTGCGAGACAATGCTGAGACTCTTAAGACGAAGTTTCTCGGGGAGTTGGATGCGGCGATTCGTCAGGAGAATCCGGATGATCCGCTCGCGTGGTTGCCGCGCGATGAGGGCGGGGAGTTCAATACGAGGGAGAAGGACTCGGGCGCGGTGAGGCTGGGGACGAAGGTGTACAAGGGGTTTAACCCGAGGTCGCCTAAGCAGATGGCGGAGCGGTTTGAGCAGGCAGGAATACTGTTGCCGCCGGACGAAAAGGGAGCACCGAGTTTGGATCAGAACTTGTTGGCTTTTCTAAAGAGCGAATATGAGCTGATTGCGTTGTATCTGGAGTGGAAGACTGCGATCACACGGGTGTCGCACATTGAGAAGTTGAGGGAATCAGTGGGGCCGGATGGGCGCATTCACTGCGGCTACAGACAGATGGGGACCGAGACTGGGCGGATGTCCGCGGCTTCTCCGAATCTGCAGCAAGTGCCTCGCAGCGCGGACTTTCGGAGATTATTCCGTGCTCGGGAGGGCTACACGTTGGTGGTTGCTGACTTTAGCCAGGTGGAGTTGAGGGTAGCGGCTGAGCTCTCGGGGGAGAAACGCATGCTCGAGGCTTACAAAGCGGGGCGAGACTTGCACACCGAGACCGCGGCGCTCATGGCTGGTATAGATATAGGTGATGTGAATAAGGCGCAAAGGCAATCAGCTAAGGTGGCTAATTTTGGATTGCTGTATGGGGCGGGCCCAGCTACTTTGCGTAAGCAAGCTGTAGCTCAGTACGGGATAGATATGGAGTTGGAGGAGGCCAAGGGTATCGTGCAGGGCTTCCGTAGCGCTTATCCTAAGCTGTATGATTGGCAGACAGAAGAGGGCAATAAGACCACTAAAGCGGTGTTTACTAGGTATGGTAGGCGGCGCATGTTGACGGGGTTTAACGATAAATACACAACGCGGATCAACACCCAGGTTCAGGGTACCGCGGGTGATATAGCTAAGATAGCTATAGCTATGCTGTGGAAGGAAATTAAAGCTGCTAGAGTTGCGGAGGCTTTTTTAATATCTATGGTGCACGATGAAATTGTACTAGAAGTTGAGGAAGAATTCGTAGAGAAGTGGACAGGTAGGCTCAAGCACTGCATGGAGACGGCGGGGGGTGTGATCTGCAAGCTGGTTCCTATTGTGGCGGAAGCTTCGTTTGGTACCACTTGGGCAGACGCGAAGTAATGAAAAGGGTGTACACTGCCCTAGTAGCGTTTTTACTCCAATGCTCACAGGTCAAGAACTGGTTGCGTTTGTCAAGGCAAACAGCGAAATGGATCAATCAGAGTTAGCGCGCGAAACCGGCTACACCCGTGTGGCCGCTAGCGGCAAAGAACGCATCATGTCTAAGCAGTTGTACCAAGCGCTGCTTGAGGCAAAAGGTGTGGCTATTAAAGTCGGAAGGCGCCCAGGTAAAGCTGCGCAGTTTGAGACCACGGTTCACAAGACCGGTGTCATCCTGATCGGCAAGACCTATTCGCAGAAATTCGGTGTTGAGCCCGGTGACGTGCTCGATATTGTGATTAGCGAGGACGAAATTCGCTTGGTGCCACAGGGCAGTGAGCCCGCCTGCGTCGTTAACGGCAGCGTGCGCGTCGGTTAATGACGGATGCCGAGGTGCGCTCTCGGTTGTTGGCCCGCCTGGCGCAGCTCGCCGGTCGTCTTCCTAATGGGCTCCTTCATCGTTTGGTGGAGGATGCCCAGTTTTTTTATGACTGGAATTTGGGAAAGAAGAAAGCGAGGAGAAGTGCGCGCATAGCGCAGCACGATAATTGGGAGAAGAAAGCTGATGATAAATACTGGAAAGCCGTTAACAACAGGATCGGGTAAGCTCTAGGTAGTCGCTCGTTTCACATGGCCGCTTCCCGTCCTCGGAGCTACGAAAACACCTGGGCAGGGGTATCGAGCGCGGCCACAGCCGCGGGAGCGCGCTACCCGGATCTGGTGGCCGCCCAGTGGGCGCTCGAATCCGGGTGGGGTAAGCACACCAGCGGGAAAAACAACTACTTCGGGATCAAAGGCGAGGGAACTCCGCAGATGACGACGGAGTTCATCAATGGTGCTCGCGTGCATATCGAAGCGGAGTTCATGGACTTCGCCGACCTCGGTGCATGCGTGTCGTATCTGGTGACACGCTGGTACAAGGACTTCAAGAGTTACAAGGGGGTCAATAACGCTGCGAACCGAGGGGCTGCGGCGCACCAGCTGGTCAAAGAGGGATACGCGACTGACCCGGCTTATGCTGAAAAGTTGATTGCGCTGATGCAGAAAGAAGCGCCAAGCGTGACGCGGCCGTCTCAAATTGAGTCTCATGCGTCTAAGCCCGAAGGGCTGCGCATAGCGGCGAGGCAGGCCACCGTGCTGAAGAAAAGCCCCAAGCAGGCTGCCGAGCTCGGGGAGAAGGAGGTGCTGCAGGTGCCGGCAGGTAAGGAGTATGGCGTAGCTGCCTACACCGAGGTCGCGGCGGATGCACATGCGAAGGTGGAACTCGCGCATGGGGCGGGGACTTGGTACATCTGGGAGCCGCACTGGCAGCGCGTAGCAGAGGAGGGTAGCCCCGAGCCTGCAGCTGCGCTCGATTGGAACAACTTCGACGCTCTCGTGACGCCTAACTTGACCGTGGGGGAAATCGTGCAGTGGGATAAACGCAGGATTCCGCCGGCGGGGGCGGCAGTACGCTCTCGGTTAGTTAAGACGGCGCAGGAGTTTCAACGCCTTCGAGATGCGTGGGGACGACCGCTGGGTGTGACGAGTTGGTACAGGCCCGAGCCTATCAATCAGCAAGTGGGTGGGGTGCCGGGGTCCCGTCATGTGGGAGGGGAGGCGTTTGATGTGTACCCCACCGACAAGCCACTGGAGGCCTTTTATCAGTGGATACGTCCTCGGTGGACCGGTGGCCTGGGTGATGGGCGCCATCGGGGGTTTATCCACCTGGACACGCGCAATGGCGGTGGGTTTGTGCCGGGTGGCGGGGTTAGGCCTTATACGGAGTGGACGTATTGACAGCGCGCTGGGCGGGAGTCACCGCCTGATGTTGCGGATTGCGGCTCTAACGGGGTCGTACAGGCCCAAGACGGCGCTGACTTGGGTAGCGGTTGCACGGCCGCCGATCTTCTCCTCGATTACGTCGGTCACTACTGCCTGCACCTCAAGCGGTTTGGCGTTGCTCATCAGCATGAAAGGCAGCTCGATGTCGAGCTTGGCGAAGATCGCGGGCAGCTCTTTGCGGAGGGCGCGATCAACGGCGAGCTTGAGCAGGGTGCGTCCCAGCTCTAGTGCGATGGTACGGAAGATGCTGTTCATGGCTTAGTGGGGACGAGCAGGCCGCCGATCCAGCCGGCGGCTGCACCTACCGCAGCATAAACGGCGGATGATTGTGGGTCGCAGTTGGCTGGGGTGCGGACTCGGCACACCGCTAGGTCGATGCCACCGATGGTTATGCCAGTTGCTAGCAGCGCCACCAAACAGCGGATCAGGTAGCTGCGCTCGGTGGATGTGGTGGTCATGGGCGCTTGTTGCTGCCGTCCCAGAGGGGGGCGGCTTCTAGTTTGCTGACACGCTGTTCGACTGAGTTAAGGCGGCCAAAGGTTTCGCGGTTGGCTTCGCGCATATCTGCATGGATCACTTCAAGCTGCGTGGCAATGTGCTCTACGCTGGCCGTCAGCCGTATCACCGCATCCCTAGCCTCGTCGTTGCGCTTGCCGAACCCCATGACGCCCAGCGCGGCAACGCTGATTGAAGCCCCCGCCACTGCCGCTAAGATTTCGAGCATCGCGGGAGAAGGGCTACCTTGCAATCCTACCCGTCCTGACCGCTTAGGGGCGTCTTACCGTCCTGAGCTGCCTCGGGCTCGGCTTAGTCAAGCAGTAACTGACGCAAATCCGCTACCGATAGACCAATTGATGCCAGCTTCTCAGCCGGAGTCAAATCAAGTGGTGGCTCAGAGGCTGGGGGTGCTATGGGCTCTGGTACAGGTTCGGGCTCGGGAATGGGTTGTAACGTCCAGGCGCCAGCAATCCACACTCGCTGCTTGCCGGCCCGCGCCTTGGGGGGTTCTACATCAGTGGCGTGCGCTGGCACAAGCCACACACCAGGCTCCAGCGGCGATTCATCAGCTTCGCCTGTGCCTAGATAAACGCCGGTTTCGGGGTGGTAGTGAAAGATTTTCATGATTTAGAATTTGATAAGGACTAAGACAGCAACGTTGCGGGGGCGGGTTTCGGTGCCGCCGCTGGCGGTCACCGTTATCCCGGTCGTAGCCGATACAGTGTTAGCAGTTTGCTGGTAAATATAGTTATCTACTGTGCTGTCTTCTTGCGCTGCTCCTGCCACAGGCTTCGAATAGGCATGAACGTGCCCAGGGTCAGTAATAGGGTGATCGTGACTTTGATAGCTTTGTGTTTGCATTGAGCCAAGTGCGCGTGAAGCGTCTATTCCTCGTCCGTCGTCCCAGGCTCTTAGGAACTCACCGCGGTAGTCGGGCACGTTAAATGTTGTACTGCCATCTCCAGCTCCATACGTTGTACCAATTACGGCAAATAGAGCTGAATAGACCGAGCGAGAGATTGCCGCTCCATTGGCCTTAAGCCAGCCAGTCGGCACTAGGGACGTCGGCCAGTAAATGACGGCGCCAGGGCTTACCCCAGGAGCCCATAAGACCGTTGTTCCATTGGTCTGAAGAGACTGGCCCGCTTTACCTGTCTGATCAGGTAGTACGGCTGCAATGGCCGCCAGCAACAGGTTGACGGTTGCATCAATCGAGGCGGGAGTAAGCGCTAGGTCGCTGCGCAATCGTGCCAGCGCCTCTGCGTTGTTTGCCAGCTCAACAATGCCGGGAGCTTCTGTGTTGGCCAACGGCAAAACCCCCGCCTCCCAGCTGGGGGTGCCACGCACCACCGCGCTGCCAAGGTTGAGTTCAGTATTTACGATTAGCTTGTTTGCCGTGATCTCGTCATAAAACGTCGGGAAGCTGATTTCATCAATCGGCACATTGCTATCGCCAATACTTTCTACTGAAACCTCGCTGCCGGTTGCAAGATCCTGCAAACCCTGCGGCGTGACGAGGAAGCCTTCCTCATTGAAGCCACTACCGTAAACACGGCCACCATTTTGGTTGGTGAAATAGTAGCTGAACTTGTTAAGTGGTGACAGTTCCCTCTGGTATTCAGGCAGTGACTTAGTGTAATTTAAGAAACCGGACCATTCGTAGGCATGGCCAAACAAGCGGATGTTGCTGGGTCGGCGAAACTCAACTGCCCAGTTATTCCAGGCTATCGCCGCTCCGCTGGGAGCAGAAATGCCATCCAAGGCAGTAGCAGGATTGCGCTCTCGGGAAGTAGAGGTTCTTGGGAGCAGAATCGTGTGAGCATTTGCGCTGCTGAAACCTAGGCTCGTCAATAGTGAATGCAAACCTCGGTAGTCAGTAGCCGTGCGGTATTGGCTCTGAATCTTGCTGTCCGTAACCCAAGCTGTCGCGAGGTCGTAGCCGCAGGTCAGCGTGTTGTCATTACTGTCACTGTCGTTATCAAACAGAATGGCAGGCTGCGCATTCTTCCAAAAGTCCTCTGGCTTGAAACTTTCGGCCATGTGGACATAAATTTCGCCCCAATTTGATGAAGTGAACGTCGTATCGTTATTCTTAGTCGTGCAGGCAAAGGATTTGCTGTCATACCTAACCACGTCACCCGGCCGGTAGATAGTGCCACTGCTCCAGGTGTTGGGCGCATTACCACGCCGCAGCTCAACAGACGCGGAGCGGGCTACGCCGCCACCAACGGACGCTACCGTTGTGGCACCGGCCACAACTAGCACCGCATCGTCAGGGATCAGGCTAGAAACACCACCGCTACCAGGGGTTGTTTGCAGCACGTAGTCACGCAATGGTGTGCGGGATAGAGCCGTGGTGTTGTTACAACGCAGCGAAAAGCGTCGTTCATCGGTGGTGCGGGCATCCTGCAGGCGGCGGACATAGATGCGGGCACCCGCGAGCACGGGCCACACTTGACCCGTGTTAATGCCTTGGCTGTTGATGATTGGAGCGCCAGGGACGATGCCATCCTGATTGACGAATGCCGTTGCCACCCGGACCATATCCGGAGTCCCGCTGCTCCATCCGTTAGAGGTCAGCTGGGCTCGGTAATCAAGGCCTCGGGTGTTCTCGACCCAGACGTAAGAATTGACGGGAAGGGAGTAGCCGTCTCGATCCAGCAGGCTCGGTACACCCGGACGGGTCACGCTGTCCTGCAGTGGTACGTCTAGCTGGACTGTCGTGGCAGTGTTAGCGACGCCCGCGGCAATCGTGCCGAGAAAGACTTTGCGAATGTTATTGCGCTTCTCAGCTAGGTTGGTAGCAACTCGCAGCGAGCCGACATTCCAGCTGGCATCAGAGATGAAGGGCCTTTGTTGATACCCTTCGGCCAGTGCCCCACAGCCGCCAAAATTGCTGTTGCTGTTGGTGACTGTTAGCTCACCACCAGTTTGTACCCAGTGGTGAATGCCCTGGCCAATTGCAAAAACGGACACCTCCTGCATGATTGCGCCGTTGACAGCGCGTATGTGAAACGAACGCCGTGCGGTGTGCATCCGCACGGAATCGGGATCACTGCTGATGTAGTCCGCGTAGTTGGTGAAATAGGTACCCCAAGCCGGACTTTGGGTAGAGACGTATTTCTGCCAGCAGCTAAGGTCGCGCTGCATACTAACGCCTGTGAATTGCGCCAGAACCATCGACTTGAATCCGTCGGCCTTATTGCCATCGGCGTAGACACCGCATAGCCCGAAGTTGCTGCGGATGCTGCAGTTGAAGATGTAGGGGCTGGCGCTGGTGGTGGTGTCTGTATCAATTGTCTGGCCGCCTGATGCTGGCCTAGGGCCAACGATCTCGTACTCGGGTAAGCGTGAGACCGCCAAGGCCAAATCAATGCCTCCGGTGTTGTTGGCGCCTCCGAAAGCTTGGCGAATCTTGGCGTAAAACTCATCAAGCTCGGATCGACTGGCGAACTCAAAACAATGCAACAGGTGGTGAGAGCTACTTAGGCCCACCTTGTCCATGAAGGTCAGTCCCCAGTAGTAGCCCGTTCCGGTTACCTTGAAAATGCTGCGGCGGTTGCTGGCGTTGCTGGCTTCGTCCGCCGATGCCGGCACAAAAGCGGGGCGGATGATGGTCTTGCGGAGGTCGCTTGACACCGCCACCACACTGCAGCCCCTGGGCAGAAGAACGCCTCCAGTGGCCTGGGGGTTAAATGCTTGAAGCTGGGCATCTGAGGGGTTCGTACCACTGGCCCACTCGGGCACTGACACATCTCCGGCTCCGTTGAGCACAGTCGCAGCGCCGGGCGCCAGCACGATGCTTACGAGGTCATTGTTGCCTAGCGGACTGGCGTAGTACGTCTTGGCGGTAATAATTCCCGCTTCGATGATTGCCCGGTTGATTGTTTTGAATGGCCTAGCTTGCGTGTATCCGCACTCAAGCCGCTGCAGCTCAATCCGCTCCGTTGCGCTGCCGCTTGTGCTGTAGCTACCGCCAACAAAGGTATCTTCGCCTGTATATGGATTTACGTGAAGAACGTAGGGCGCCGAAAGTGGATCGTTGATCACCGCTCCGGGGCCGGTCTCGGTCTTGCCGCCGAGCTGCCGCACCATGTCGACTAGGGTTGCCAGCTGCTCTTTTGCGGCAGCCTGGCTGGTTGCCACATCCAACGCCCCGCTTTGCCCTGCTCGTTGAAGCTGACTCATCTCCGAACTGCTCTACAGCTAAACTGAGTCTATCAGTCTTTTTAACTGCCGGTTTCGGTAACCAGCTGCACCCGGCCGGTGGCAACGAAATCCGCGCTTAAACGAATAATGTCATCAGCTTGGGTATTTACAGTAGTTTTGTTCAGTAAAATATCTGTTTCATAATACAAAAGTTCTCGTATGGCAGGTGAGCTGGAAGTGCGCTGGTCGGCAATTCGGAATTTTGCCCTAGCCTTGCTACCTTGACCTGTGAGCATGACAAGACGCAGCATCCCAACGCTGCTATTTGAACCAGCTATAAAGTCATAGTTAAGGTTGGCATTGAAGTTACCAGCACCACGGAGCAGACCTTTTGCTGACTCCCCGAAATCTTGTCCAATTGCGGTCTCGTCTAGCTGAGCTACGTCTGTCTCAAAAACCCAGCTTGTTAGATCACACTGCAGCAACCAGCCGCGTGCATCTGCGTTTGCGGCCGTGTCGGTCAGGATTTGCGGCACCGGCGCCAGGTTTTCCGCGGGCTGCTCGCCCTCGGGGATGTCAATATCGGCGATCGACTGCAGTAGTGCCAGCGCCGCGATTGCGTAAGCAATCTCGTTGCCTTGCCTAACCAGCAAACCGCCGCTCAGCGTCGTCAAGTCGTTGCCGCTCAAAGTGGTCAATACAAGATCGGCTCCGGCAGACCTGCCCGGCAAAATCAGCATTGGCCCTGGAGAAACGTTGCGCAGTGGGATCAGATTCTGAGCGCCACCGTTGATTGCGTCCAGCTCGGTGGAGTAGAAGCGCACATCGTTCATTTCATCGCGGTGGATGTAGGCCCTGGCGGTTTGCTGCAGACCGGTGGTGGTGACGCTCTCCCAGAACGGCAGCGCTGTGTTGGTGCTCCAGAATCCACCACCGGTGGTCCGTGCCGCCAGCGCTGGGCCTATGGCTGTAGTGTCGTCAGGCCAGAACGCATGGCCATCAGGGCAGGGCGCAGCGCCCCCGAGGCCGATCCCAAGCGGTACGCCTCGAAGGCTCACCAGCAGCACATCGTCGCCTGACTGGAATGCCAGGTTGCTCAGGTCCAGCGATGGTGACGTACCTCGCTGCAGCCGTTCGTCGGCCAGCGCAGTGGGTGACGCCCACTCGCGGCTCAGCTCAACGGTCCCTTCGTAGCCAAGGATTGCCATTAGATCAAGCGGGAAGGCTTTCCGCTAAAAACAAAGGCAACGTTTACGCTTGTGTTTTCGTTGACACTCATACCCAACCCGAGGGAACTTATTAAAGCTGAACCAGAGACAGCCTTGCTTCCGCCTTTGTAAAGGATAAGCTCTAGGTTATCTGGCGACTCGTTATCGTCAAAAATTCTGTTCATTAAGTCTCGAGTTGCTTCATCATCTGTTTTGTACAAAAGAGTCGCCGAACCAGATGTATTGCGTTTTCCATAAGCAAACTCGTCGTCCATTTCTCCGATTCCAGTGGTATCTAAGATCTCGCGTGTAGTGTCAAAGCTCGCGCTGGTTACCTTGGCGATCTTTCGTCCGCCAAAGCGGACCTCTCCGTGTACGCCGTTTGCGACTGCCATTTGAGGGGGAGCTTTTATTCCATTCTAAGCTCGGCGCGGAATGTGCAACGGCAGCTGATTCGCTTGCCACCTTTTGCCCTGCTGCCTTCAGGCGGTCCAGCGAAGAACCACCGTAGCCCCGGACCAGGGTTGAGTAGATCCACATCGTCGAGATTCTTGCCAACGATCGCGGGAAAGGCCACGTCATTGACGGGTCCGTTTGCTGCGGTGTGCGCTGCCTTGATCAGCGCATAGGACGACTGGGTGATGTTGTCGAATGTCAGAGTCATGGGGGCATCGCTTGCCCGGTCTCCCCACTGCCGCACTGAGCGCACACCGCTTTGCGATCGCCGTTCTGTTACCGGCCAGGTCGGCTCACCGAACTCGTGAGCGGTAGGTTGAATCGCCGGGAATTGGACCGTCATCGCTGAATCACCCATGCCGCGGCGCTACCCCAGTCTGCTACCGCCAGCATCAATCCGTTTGCGTTGGTTGGCATGTGGAGGGCCTCGATGGCATAAGCGCCGTCATCGGTTGGCGAAATCTTGGAAATCTGGTAGCTGCGAACCTCGGTGGTGGTGCGCTTCACCGTGAAGATCACCCCTGCGGGGGAGCCGATGCCGCTTGAGATCGTGAGGGTCGCTGCGTCGTCCACGTCGCCAGTGCCGTTCCAGCTCACCACGTCGTAGGTGCCGTCGCTGAGCGGCTGCGAACTCACCACCGTGCCATCACCTAGCACTGCGCCGTTGTTGAACTCGTCGTAGGCGGTGGCGTCCATCGCCACGCGGATCATGTCACCGGGCCCTACGCCGGTGGTGAGCCCCTCCAGTCCGTCGTAGGTGGTTTCAAAGCTGATCGCGTGATCACGCAGCCGCCGCATCCGCAGGGTGAATTTCGCAACGTCGATGGCGTGGTTTTCGTTGGTGCAGAACGCGCTCATGTCTATGGGCTCGATCGGCAGCGTCTCGTCGCCATAGGGCGAGACCTCTCTCACCAGCACTTCCTTTACCTGAGGGAACATGCCGGGGTTGGCGGGGTTGATAGAGCTGCGCTCCTGCCTCCACTTGACGCTGATCTGGGATGCCTGCCTGTCTTCGAGGGGAATGGTTTCAAATTTGAAGGTGCCCTCGGCGATGTTGCCGGCGGTGAACAAAGCTGCGTGGCTGACAGGCTCGAATGTGATGAACGGCACTAGGTCGAATTGGCCGTTCACCTCGCGGAAGTCGAGCAGCATGAAGCCCGCGTGGTCAGCGATCCACTGGCGCGGCGGCTCCTGGTTGATGATCACGCCACCATCGAAGAAGTATTTGCGGTCGTAGCACCACTGCGCAGCTATCGTGAAGTTGCCGAGCTTGATCTGATCGTCAGAGACGTTCTCGGGGCCGTACTTTGCATTGGTCAGCCGATCTAGCGCTAGGTCTGGCAGCAAGTGCGATGGGCCTTGGCTCATGCTGTTGAGCAGCCGCCGTACTTCAGTGCCGCCGGTCACATAGGGCGACAGCTGGCTGAACTGCTGCCACTCAAAGGCGGACGCGACGTTGACGCCAATTAGCGCAATGCCGTCGTATAAGGGCGCGGTGGCGTTTTCAACGATCTCGTTTATGTAGACGATTTCGTGCTCGGGTTGCGTGGCGCTGGATGTGATCTCTTGGTAAACGAACGCTTCGGCCAGCTTTCCCCAGGCGTCGGCGTAGTTGTTGTCGGTGTCAGGGTGTGGGGTGCCGATGTTCTCGCGGTCGGTCTGTTGCAACTTGAACGTGGATTGGTTGCGAGTGATGGCAAGGCCGTTGAATGTTGCCTTGACTGTCCTGCCTCCTGTGGCGGTCTCAAGCGTGATCACACCAGACATTCGAGAGTCCACTACGTACAGGGTTGCGTCTGTTACTACATTGCGGATCTCCCAGCCGCTGAGCGGTTCGATCGTCCACTCCCAAGAGTCTTGCGACGGAAATTCAAGCCGCAGGTAGTTGAACATTGACTGTTGCTCAACACCAACAAAGCCGAATATCTGATTGAGCGGAATGAACGCTGTCTCTGATTGCTTTTTGTAGGAAACGCGATAGAAGGAATAGCGCTCTTCAGACCCTGTTACCTGACCACTTTGGTAGTTGTCTACTTTAAGAGTGTTGCCGCGTCTAACGATATTGCCAGCTTTGTTGAGACAAGCCCGGCCGTCAGTATCGGCATAAGTTAGCGTTGAGCGGAATCGCAGCAGGCCACCGTACCTGATACCGAGACTGGACCTGAAGCCAAACTCGATAATGCGGCATTCCTTTTCAGTGGCGCCGCTTGCGATTGCAACTCGCATAATGTGCGGGCCGCTGGTAGCGGTCCTTCGCGCTGCGTAGGTTGTGCCGGGAAGCTCCAGGTTCGTAACAGTTGTGGTCGCAGCGCTGCCGGCCCGCACGATCCTGAATGTTGCGTCGATGCCCTGGCCGCTGCCGGCGGTTCCAAGGTCTGCGTCGGAGCGGAACACCTCATTGGATGGTGTCCTAGCTGTGCATACAGCAAGTGCTGAGCCGATCTTATAAAGATCACCAACTACAATCGCGTCGTCCCATGCCGTCTGTCGATTAGCGATTGAAGATGCTGCATCATCAGCGGACTCGCTATAGGAGTCCATCTCTTCGTACTCGAACGTCAGCACGGCCCTGAGCCTGTTGGGGCTGGTTAGGACCTGGGCCGCTGGAAACTCAGGGTCTCCGCTGATCGTGACTGTGACGGGGCGGGGCATCCCGCCAGTGCCCACGGTTACTGCTGCGGTTATTGTGGTTTCAAAGGTGACGTCTTCTGAGGTGCTTTGAATTGTGGCGAGCCACTGTATTTGATGGCTGTCGTGATTTGTATTCCCATACAAGCTTGAAATAATGTCTGTATTTACGTCTGCGTTAATTGAGACCGTTTTTGTGGTTGAGTTTACGCTAGGCGTGCTTACCGTAAGGGCGGCCATTACGTCGGCTTCGTCGATGCCGTGCCCAATGCTTAAAGCGTCAAGGCTTACGAAAGACTTTGAGCTTCCCCAGGTTTCGCCTGTTTCGCTGTGCGTGAAAATAGTTTCAAAGTCACTGCTGGGCAGCAGGCGATAGGTGACGCTCCCGTTTACTTCGTTGAACGTACCAGCCGTGATACCTGATCTCGTTGAAAAATACGCAGCGAACTTAGCGCGTTCAACAACTGCCGTATTCTGGATATTGCACACCACGCGACCATCGCCCTTTTTGCCATTTGGCACAAGCGCTGCCTGCACCTGCGGCTTTACCAAGGGACTGAGTTTGAAACCTAAATCGTTGCCGATTAAGCTGTAGACGCCGAATATCGTGCTGGTTGCTGGTTTAGCTGTAGAGCAAAAATCAGGCCGCAGAACATTGTTTACTGATGGCACCTGAAATACATCAGTAGCGCCGGCTCTCATCGAGTTGCCAGGATCTGTCGCAGCAGCGCGCCCGAGGATGCGATCAGCCGCGACGATGCGTCCACCGTTGTTGCGGTAGTAGATCGTGAGGCGGCCGCCGATCTCGTTTGCCTGGGCACTACCTAAGTCGTAGACGCTGATGCTGCTATCACCAATGGCGAAGCCGTCTGGGTCGATGCTCGCAACAGGGCCCTCGGCCAGCATGAACACTGCGCGCAGCATTTGCGATCCACCCAGGCTGATGATCTGCGACCACAGCAGGGAAGTGTTGAGCCTGATGCCCCCGTAGGTGACGCCACCGATGGTTTCGCGGTGAGCGTAAACAACTGGTATTGGTTCGCCTAGCGCTGCTACTGATTGCGTTGAGTTGAAACCGGCTCGCGGCGCAAACGATTGCAGGCTGTTCTGTGACTGGCCGTTTTGATTGCCGGCTTCTAACCTGCCAGGCGTCCTGGCTTTTGGCATCAGCAATAAGCTGATCAGCTGGAATCCAATTGACAGAACTGTCAGGACAATTGAAATGATTACGGCTGTCTCTAGTCCACACACCACCGCCGGCTGCGGGCCTTCTGCTGAGCGCTTGCGTACTTCGTCCTTCCAGAACTCGTACTGCTCTTCCGACAGGCCCAGCAGGTCTGCTACGTAGCGATCAGATGGCAGCATTTTTGGGCCTCCAAAATTCAAGGGGGTGCATTGTTCGGGTAGCAACGTCCATCGGCAACCAATGGGCGCCCCGGCGATGGTGAACAATCAGCACGCCGTCGTCAATCACCACGCCAACGCCCATCATTCCGCCAGGCTGTAAGTGCAACACTAATGCGTATCGTTCCAGGTCGCAGGGCTCGCATAAGCGGTTCCACTCGCCGCGGAGCGCAGCCCATCGCCCTTCTGCTGCTAGATCAAACCAGTGCGGGTCGAGTGGCGGTGTGTCTAGGCCGGCGTCTCGGCGCACCTTGGTCGCCATCACAAGGCAGTCGATGCCGATGCCGTCGTCAGGGTCAGCGCCGGTGATGTGCGGCAGTTTGGCGTTTACCCAGCGAATCCAATCAGCCATCACTGCATCGTCAGGTTGCCATTGGTGGGCAATGCACCAACCAACCGCTGTGAGAGCACTCGGCCGCCAGGAGCGCGTACCGCATCGAGCGGGCTTGCTAACTGCAGCGCCACAACGGGCTCTTTGCTGTCGTGCTGGACCTTCAGCGATGCCCAGTATTCGAGTGTGAGCATGGGGCCAAGCGATTGATCGACGCGGTTGACGGTGACGGTTTTTACCTCAAGCAGCCATCGCTCTTTGGCGGCCTCGGTAAAGATGTTCAGGCTGAGTGCCGACAGAGCAGCGCCGATCGTTGCTTCCGATCGGTCGCCGCCACGGGTGCTGCTGTTGGTCGCGACAGCAACGGGGAGATATGGATATTGCAGCGCGTTGTAAGTGATGACTTGGCCAATGAAGTAGTTCTGCGCTAGCCAGTCGGTGTAGGTGCCATCACGGCGCTTGAAACGTAGAAAATTGCAGGCGTTCATCAGCTAAACCCCGCTGCGCGCCTGGCGCTTGGGCTGTTGCGGTAGCGCTTATGAGCGAGGTCGGCGCCGCGTTGCGCAGACTCCCGGCCAATTTGCTCGGCTTCGTCGCGGGTGACGTAATCGACGCCGCCAATCCGCACTGTCTCAAACTTCACGTCGATGGGGGCATTCATGTTGTCGCCAGCTGCGCCTCCTGCGGACTTTAAGTACGGTACGGCCGGCACTGGCCCGCTGCGCTGGTAGGGCACCTCCGTGGCCGGTGGCGTGGCTGCTGCAGCTGAGCGCTGGTAAGGCACGGCCATGCCGCTGGCGTCGACTCCCAGCCGGCCGTCGGGGCCACGCTTGAGGGGCATGATTGCCTCGGGGCCGGCCTCGCCCATCAAGCCGGTGCGCATGGCGCCGCCGTCGGCGAACTTGAACAGGGTGGGGGAGCTGACTATGGAGTTGGTGAAGGTGCCGCCCCTGGCGAAGGTGGCGATGCCGTTGGCGAAAGTGGCGCCGTTGGCCCCTGCGGGTAAGGGGGAGTAAGCGGCCACGTTGGGGTTGGAGCCGAGCTTGGCAGCTGAGTTGCCACCGCTGCTCAGGCCGGCGAATATCTTGGCGATGCCGATGGCTATATAAACAGCGATCATCTTGGTGGCCTCCTTAAGGAGAATCTGGCCAATGTCTTTTAGGAAATCGGCAAATACTTCTTTGGCGCTTATCGTGCCTTCGATTAGGCCGGTGATGCCGTTGGCGAGGGAATTGCCTATGGCGTCGCCAATGCTTTGTGAGACGCGAACGGCTACGGCCTCGAGGTCGGCGAGCTCACGCCTGGCATCGCCGATGAAGGCGCGGAGCTTGGCACCGGGCTCGGTCTCGGCTGCGTTCCGGGCGTTGATGGCGTTGGCTTGGTCGAAGCCACCGGCTTGGATGTCTGTGCGTTTACCCTCTAGCCTGGCGATCTCGGCAAGCGCTTCATCCAGTTGTTTTTGCAGGGCAGGGAGGGCATTGGCGGAGGCTGTGGCTATCTCTTTCTGCAAATCACTACGCCTAGTGACCTGGACACCAAGTGCCTCGTTTACCAGATTTGTTTCAATTTTTATCTGGCGTTCGAGCAGCAATAGTGCTTCTTGCCCGGCGACTATTGCGGGATCTACGCCTTCAAATTGACGTTGGGTGCGGATTTTGAGTAATTCTAGGTTGTCGTAAATGGCTGCTGTTTCTTCTTTTAGCTGGGCTACAAAGGAGCCGGCTCGCTGGGTAACTAAGGTTGACGCTTGAATAGCCTGGGCCTGTCGTAAACCGTCTACGTACTTAGCTTGTGCTGCTGTTGTTTGATCTATAAGTTTTTTCTTTTCAGCTTCTGATAGCTTTTCGCGTTTAGACGTTTCCTCTATGATCTGTGCTAGTTCTGTGTTAGACCTAGTAATTTCTACATTAGTTCTTATGGCTAAGGCAGAGAGTTCTGGGTTAAAGGCGCCCGCTGCTGCACTTGTAATTGCGTCGTATGTTAGTTCGGCTTCTGCTAGAGAATCTAGGTAGTTCTCTATCTGCACCTCTGGGAAGGCCTCTTTGGCAATCCTCTCGAATGCGGCTACGCTTTGGGCATTTGTGAGATCTTCTGCTAGCTGACGCTGGCGCTCAAAGGCGGAGCTCAGCTTCTGCATGGAGGCTGTAACGGCCTCGATACCAGGGGCGCCGACGTCGTAGGACTGCAGGGCGGGGGTGGGGGTTGCAGCGGGGCGGGTGGCGAGTGTGGAAGCTCCGGGTACATTGCCTCCCTGGGGCAGCTTTATGTCTGTACGTCCATGAATCAGCTTAAGGATGCTTTGTCCCTCTTTAGTTATTTCTACACCCGCACCATTTGCTCCACCTGCAAAATAGTTTGTTTTGCCCCCTACAACTTGGGGAGCATACATAGCGGCGTTCTCGACTGAACGACCCTCTATGCCTTTTGGATCATCTTTATTAGGGGCGTAGAAATCAATGGCAGTGCGGCCACCGCCTGGTCGATTACGGTGCGCAGCTTGCGCATCTGTAATGAATTTGTTTTGTTGTTCTACGGTGCCGTTAAGCGGGAATACTCTACCGTGTACCCCCGCATTGCTAAGTACTATCTTGCGCCCCATATTGTCGTAGGACTTGGCCAGATCTACCATTAGCTTGCGCTGCTGACGTAGATCTACTCCCGGACCAAATGACAAATCCTGGTGGTAAGGCGCGCTACCTCCGATTACGTTGCTGGGCCCGGTGCGCAGTCCTGTGTCGAATGCACCCCCGCCAGCTACCGGCGGCCGTTGCCCCTCCGCCTGGCGGCGGGCATCGGCCATGGCCATATCGTTCTGGCCCGCGCGCTTGCGGATCTCGGCGATCTTCTTCTCGTTCTCGAAGCGGTAGTCGGCGATTGCTTTTTCAAGGTTGTTCACCTCGATGACGATGTCCTTCTTGGCGGCTTCGATCTCGAGCTCGCCGTTCTCGCGCACCGAGAGGTAGTTGTTGAGGGCCTCGAGAGCGGTGCGCGAGGCGCCTTCTTCGCCCTCGATGAGCTTGGCGTTGGCCTGCTCCATCTGGAAGATGCGGAGCTCGCCGGCGGCGCGGAAAATCTCGACTTCCTTCTGGGCGAGGGTCTGGCGCTGCTGGAAGAGGTCGCTTTGCTGTTGGCGCTCGAGCTCGGCAAGCTCTTTGGCAAGGTCGACGCGCTTTTGGGCGATAAGCTTGACGTTTTCCTCGCCTAGTTGGCGGTCGCGCTGCGCATCAACAGCTCTAAGGCCAGCTTTGATCTTAGCTTCTTCGGCGGCTAACGCGCTTAGCTCGGCTTGTGCACGCGCCCCGAATTTGCCCATTTCTTCGCCTGATGCTGCTGCCCAAAACTCTCCCCAGCTTTGTATACCGGGCTTGAGCTCATAACGAATTTGATTTATTCTTTCACGTACTTTTTCTAGCGCATCTAGCCCGCGATCATATTGTGCGTTTACAATGGCTAGCTCAAAATCACGCGCTGCTTTCGTTGCACTATCGGTTGTATCTTTTACGTCTTTATAGGTCGTCTGGAGGCGGCGCAGGGCTTCAGCGGCTCTAGCGCTAGATTTTTGGTCTTCTTGTACACGTTGAAAACGCCCAACAGCATCTACGACAACTGCGATACCTACTTGAAACGCTACTATCCAGCCAAGTGAGCCTAAAAGAGCCATACCGGCTGCTTTAGCTGTAGCGCCTAAAGCAGTTAAGCCTTTACCAAAATTGGCTAGTTTAGTATTAGCCCCGACTGCTTGGTTACCTACATTAGCTAGGCTTGCGGCTAACGCCTGAAACCCTGCTGCTACAGCAGGAATAGCAGCTGCAGGCGTAACAAGTGCGGAAGCTAGCCCAGCTAGTATTAGTACAAGTTGACCTATGGCTATTCCTATACCTGCGATTGCTCCTATTACGACACCGGCGGCGGTGCCAAAAACGCCTAAAGCGGGGATAACCGAACTAATAATAAACTTGCCGAACAATACGAGTGAAGTAGCTGCGTCTAGGCCAGCACGTTTGAGTAATGCAAGGACGGTAGCGACCTCGGCAAAGTATTGGACGATTGGCGTGTTTAAGAAGCGCGCGTATAGATTGAATATGCCAGCGAATATCGGAACAATTAACGACGCGGCTCTCGCTACATTCGCTAAAGCTGAAGCTAGCGCCTCAAACGAGCCAACTTTAATTTGTACAAAAGCCTCCACTACGTTGCTAAAGGCATCGGCAAGTATAAGCGCCGTAGGCTTTAACGATGCAATGACTACTGCAATCGCACCCACGGTGCGCTGAGCGACGCTTTGGATCTCGGTGAAGGCTTTGTTGGCCACATCTGAGGCGGCCGAGGCTGCTGCGCTTGCATCCACGCCTTTGCCCACACCGGTGCGGCCGGCTGTCAGTCCGACTACGAGTGTGCTTACGCGACCGACAGTTTCACCAGCTTTTGAGGCAATATCAAAGATCTGAGTGCGTATGCGAAACAGCGTTTCGAATACTGCGGTTAATGAGTTCAGCAAAGGCTGGAGCATGCCGCGGCCGAAGTACTGGCCGACGAGCTCACCGAGGTCTTTGATGTTCGAAACAACGCCAGCAAAGCCCAGGGCGGCGATCTTTTGGCCGGCGACAGCGGCAGCTAGGCGCTCTTCAAGAAACTTAACGACACCGCCTGTTTGAGTTTTGGCCTTGGCGATGTCCTCGTTGGTGATGCCCAGCGATTTGGCGAGGTACGAGTCGGTGGTGATGTCGCCGCGCAGGATGGAGCCGATCTCCTGCCGGGCCTGGTAGAGGGGGATGCCAAATGTGCCAAGGGCGGCGGCGAAGTTGATGGCTAGGTCTTCGGCTTCTTTGAGGCCGCCACCGATCTGGCCAACCTGGGAGGCCACCATCCCGAAGACCTCGATGACATCGTTGGAGGTGACACCGGCTAGGGCGATTGATCGCTCTCGGATGGAGTCGATGTTTTTCTGGACGGCGCCAGTGAGGGTGACGATCTTCTGGTAGGGATCGGTGATCTCCTTGCCGTCCTTGAAGACTTTGTTGGTGGAGGCGAGGGTGGTTTGGGTCTTGAGGATCGTCTCGCGGAGTTTGATTTCGCGGCCGATGGTGTTGTTGAAGAAGCCGTTGAAGGCTGCTTGTAGCACTCCTACGGTCTCTTTAATAGCAAAGGTGGCGAGACCAACTTTTGCTAGGGTTGTTACGAGTTGCCCGGCGGCACCAGTGGCACCTTTTAGTGTGTTACTGAATATCTTCGCCGCTGTGTTGTTATTGTTTAGCGATATTGCGCTTTTAGCCGCCCCCTTGCCTACGTTTTCGATTGCGTTGGCGGTCATCCCAAAGTTATTGGGGAGCGCTTTAGCTACTTTGTAAAACGTATTTATGGTATTAGCAGCTGACTTTACATCACGTTCTATCGTCTGAAAACTTTTTGTTACCTCGAATAGATTTGGTACTTTTATGTCTAAACTGCGCGGCTTCGTAGCTTTATCCGCAACCTCTCCTACCTGCTTAAGGTTGCGCTCAGCTGTCTGAGTCTCCGCTATTACCTTGAGCCGAAAATCTGACACAGCCCGCTATGCGCTATCCGTATGCTAAGGCTAGCTGTCACTGCCCTGTGCAAGTGCTGCGTAAACGTGCAGCGGTAGCCGCCGCGTGCGCACGAGCTCGGTGAGGATGAACTTCGTGGGGGCTGTTGGGCCTTCGGCGATGGCCGCGCTCGGTTTCCAGTCGGGGAAGGGTAGGAAGTCGCGGGGGGCTGTCTTGGGGGCGGAGCGTTTGGAACCGGAGAAGCCGTGGGCGATCTGAATGAGAATCGATGTCATCTTCGCCGTGCTCAGGCTGCCCAGGTTCATGCGGCCGCGCTCGTCGTCGTCGATCTGGCGCAGCAGCCAGCGGATGGTGCTGACCGGGGTGCGAACGAAGCGCTCAGGGGTGAAGTCGCCGCCCACGGCGGACGCCCGCACTCGAAAATACAGGGCGTCCCAGTCGGTTAGGGGAGCGCGGAGGGTGTCCTCCGCCTCCTTCAGGATTTGATCTGGGGTGGGCTGAACTCCGGCTCCGCTTCCGGCTCGTTTCCCTCCGCGCTCGGCCAGCCGTCACGCTCCCAGGTGATCAGTTGGAAGACCTCTTCCATGAGCTTGGTGGGGATGGCCTCGGTGTCCTCTTCGGTCCAGTCTTCGAGCTTCTGCCAGTCCTTGGATTTGGGCAGCTTGGCTTCGGCGCGGTAGCGCATGAACAGCGTCACCAGGGCGACCTGTTGCTCGACGGCGCCGATGGATTCGCGCTGTAGATCCTCGAGCTCGGTGGCGTAGTCGTAGAGGAGGTCGGAGTTTTCAGAGGCGCTCAGGAGCTCGATGGCCTCCTTGGTGGTGATGTCCTTGTCCTTGGCGATGCGTTGCGCCAGCTTGATGGAGCGGAACGTCGATTTGGACTGCTTACGCCCGATGGTTTCGATGCCTTTGGCTTCACCCGGTACCAGATCGTGATAGATGGGGAAGCGGAAAGGGCCGATCTGGTGGTACTCCTCGGGGGAGAACAGTAAAGATGCGTACTTCGACATCAGCAAAGGGGGAGCTCGATTGACCAGAACCTGAAAGGCTCGGGTTGGTTCAGAAGCTCATCGGGTAGTTCAACCATTACGCTAGCAGCTTCATACGCTAGGCGTATAGACTTGAACGGGATCTGGGGTTCCATGTACAAGGCACCGCAGTGAAGGGTGGTGTCTTCTACAACGCAGTTGACTGCGAATACCGTGTGGGCGGCGTCCATCAACAGGTCGTGTTGCATAGGTAAGAAAAAACCCCGCAGGTGCGGGGTGAAGTGAGTGTTGGCTCGTTCTCAGTCTGACCCTTAGGCCGTACGGAAGAGGGTCTCGAAGCCCTCGAGGGCCGTGCGCACACCCGAGGCCGATGCAGCGCCGCTGCCATCGATTGCCTGCTTGATAGCGCCGTCGGTGACGCTGAGGCGGTAGATGGTCGCAGCGGTCAGGTTGGTGCTCGGGTTGATGGTCACCACGTTGGACGCCAAGGTGACGGTGGCCGGAACCAGGACGCCGGTGTCGGCGACTTCGAGGCGGAAACCGCCGCCGTCGGTTTGGCCCAGGGATAGCTGGGTCAGGGCAGCGGTGCCGTCGCTGGTGTAGGTGACCGTCAGGTCGGCGCTTACTACCACCGCAGAAGCGTTGGCAGCAGGCACGGTGGCGTACCGGCGAGTACCTGAGGCAGGAGCGGTGAACAGCAGGCTGCTCTGAACGCCGCCGAAAGCTAGCGGGGTAGCACCAGCCACATAGCGGCCGAAGACCGGGCGACCGCGCGACATCAGGTCGAAGGAGACCTCGGTGAGGCCTTCGGCTGTGATGTTCTCGTTGTAGTTCGAGATCACGGCGTTGAAGCCGGTGAAGTCGTAGGTGTAGTTGCCGGTGGTGCCTTCGGTTTGACCCAGCTCTTTCAGGAACTCGATGTAGATCTCGAAGTTCTTGTTGTAGCGGGCTTTTTCGATGAGGGCAAAGCCCTCTTCGTAGTCACCGCGGAACTGGGGGCAGTTTTGGCCGGCGGGGATCTCAGCGTCCTTCAGGAAGTACGCGGTCACCGACGCCTGCACCGACGAACCGGTGATGACGCTGTCCATCCAACCTTCGTCACCCAGGAGGCGGAACTCCTGGTTGTTGTCGTTGATGGCAAACGTGGTGTTGGTGATGCCCTGCAGTTCGACGTAGGCAGCACCTGTGTCGAGTACGGGCAGCGTGATCAAACCTGCGGTGTCGCGGGTTGCGTAGTAGCGGCAGGGTGGGGTCAAATCCACGGCGCGGACGAGGGTCCGGTGAGCCTTGTGGAACGACAGCCCGATGGCGTAATCAGCCATGGTGGAAACTCCTTAGGGGATCGGGGGGTTCAAAACAGCGCCCAGGATGGACACTGTCAAGGCCTCGTAGGTGGCCTCAGTCCGGGACATGTAGGTGGCATTGTCCCGAGGGAATGCACGGGCCAGGCGGCGGCTGATGTCCAGCAGCGTGGTGCCCATGTTTGTGCCGGTGCGCGCGCCGTAGTTCGTGAAACGAACTGACCAGCGCTCGTAGGACACGATGGCTCCAACGGAGCCGGGAGAGGCGATCTCGGGGACATCGGTGAGGGTGCACTCGATGCCGGTGACTGCCCAGTCGGATGGCACCATGGCCGCGCCGACGACGTAGACCGCGGGGATGCGGCTGCCGGTCGGCAGGGTGTAGTACCCAGGCCAGTCGGCCTGGGGGCGGAGCGTTACGCCATCGGCCAAGTAAAGGTCGAGGATGTAGCGCTCGATGGTGGTCCTCAGGGAGAGGACACTGGGGCAGGCGGTGGAGATCGTCATCGCTGCTCAGCGCTTAGGGCGTTGCGCAGGAAACGGTCGAACTGGGCCGGGGCCTCCTCGAGGGGGGTTTTGGTCCAGGGACGACCGGGGAAGCGGAGGCCGGTGAGGCTGACTCCGCCCTCGTGGACTTGGGTGGCGTATTCGACCGGCCAGGTGAAGGTCACGGAACCGTCGGAGTTGACGGTGCGTGTCTGGCTGGCGCGGAGGCGGCCGGTGTCCACGATGTCGCGCACCTGCGGTGGGGTGGGGTAGTCCCACTTGGGTGCGGAGATTTCCGCGGTGAAGCGGGTGTCGAGCCAGCGGGAAAGCTGCTGGGTCGCTTTCGCGGTAGCGGCTTTGAGCTGGGCGTCTAGGGGTCGGTTAGCCACCAGTGGGTCCTCCAATGACGCGGAATGTGCCTTGGATGGACTGACGGATGTCGCGGTAAACCGCGTTGTCCATCGCGAGATCGAAAACGAGCTCGAAACGGCCGTGGTAGCCGTTGATGATGGCCTCGGCCTGGCTGCCGTTGGTGATCCGAGGATCAAGGCGAGCAGGGCTGAGCAGCCGACCGGTGCAGGCGTAGGTTGAGTTGTCCACACCTGGCTGCCCGTTCCAGGCCGGGGCTTGGAGGTCGAGTGCAGCTAGGTATTCGACGAGCTCGGTGGATTGCACCCTGTTGCCGGTCGTGGCGTCTGTGCTGATAGTTGTGCCGCCAACCTCGAACGCCAGTTGCGCGTTACCCCAAGGGGCGTAGTTAGCAACAACAGCGACGGGGATGGTCATAACTACAGCGCAAAGCCTGAGATGGGCAGAGTGCCTTTGAGGCGCTCGTACTCCTGGCCGTAAAGGCTGGCCGCTAACACGGAGCCCAAGGGCTGACCGGATTGTGAGCCGACCTGAAGGCCGATCTGCATGACGCGGGTTGAGAGGATGTGGGCCGTCAAATAGCTGACGGCCTCGGTGTGGACGG